CCCATCACCGATGAATTCCGGCACTACATCATAGAAATTGCTTCGGTTGAACGCTGAATACATCACGTCTTGGCAGTCTTGAATCCACCGCTGGACTTCCGGGTAAGAGTCGACCTTCTTCCCGGTCCATGCCCTCATCCGGCTTGTTCGCGGAAAGTTGAATTTACCGGGAATTTCCAACCCAAACCACGGCTGATTGCGAGAACAGAGATACCCCACCATTCCTTTGACCAGAGTGTTGTGGGCAAGCATGGCGGAATCAGCAAAAATCTCCAACCCTGTAGGCTGACCCGGCCACAAATCCTTGTCTTGGACACCCCGCCTCCCATGATTCACATACATGATGAGGTTATCGATCATCCATTCCCAAGGATTTCTTTCTTCTGCAAGGACTTGTAAGTATTTTTGTGCGTCTTTGGCGCGGTCATCGGCAGAGCGATCATTGAGCCGCGAGGGTGCATACCCTCCGGAGTCCATGTAAGGCGCGGATATACCGAAAGAAGCCATCAGCCCCCCAACGTCGCTTTCCCTACTGTAGCATTACCGCTGGTCATCGGGCTTTGCAGCATCGTCGATGCCATGCCGCGCCGCTGTGTCAATGCCTGAGCCTGAGCCAGAGCCGACGCCTGGGCAGCCTGAGCCGTCTGCTCGTTGGTCTGCGCCTGGGTAGGAGCTACGGGCGCGGAAGGCTTGCTGACAGCCGAATAGATCATTTCGCTGGCGGTGGCGGCAGCAGTGACGCTTGCAGCTACAATCATTGCCGTGGTTCCAGAAATGCTTCCAGCCATCTCATTCTCCCGTAAACACAATAGTATCACCGCTTCCATCACGACGCGACATCAACTGGTCTGCCTCGGCAAATACCTCATCCTCAGCCTCTTCGACCGTTGCAAGACTGGTTGGATAAATCATCGTCATCTCGACAGGCCCGTGAGTCCAGAATAACTGCTTTCGCCCCGCGCATCCAGGAATGACATTGTAGCCGGTGAGTTCAACTCTCTGGTCTCCGATCAGTACCGAGCAGTCGCCATGAACGATCAGAACGGTTGCCAGCTTGATAAGCGAACCCATCATCTTTGTCTCCGGTTCGAGCCGGATGGTCCTCGCGTACATCCCGCCGTGGAATAGATGCTCTGTGGCGAGTTCGATCTGTGGGCAAGCGAGAATGATTTTGTTGATCCCGTCCAGTTGCGCGAGAACATCTGGCGATGCGGGTGCCATGGCAATCGGTAGAGGTGCCGTCAATGCGCTCATAGCCACCTCGTGAACATGGTGTGGCTTTCTTTGCAACCGGGGCGGCGCGACAGAACCACCTCCAGGATACTGCCCGCTCTGGCCGTGTATATCAGGGCCACGTATTTGCCTTCGACCGCAAACTTCTCAACGGCAGACAGCAGAGCATCTCCGGTACCAAGTTTCCTGTGAGACGGCAACGCGAACAGGCTTTCAATCGTCGCCATGAGCTTTCCGTTATGAGGCATAACCCCTGTAATTACAGATACAAAGCCTACGAGAATACCATCCGCGTATGCGCCAAAGCAGTGAAGCGCTCCTGAGTTCTCAAGAGCGGCATACATCTGGCGCTGCGGATTGTAATCGGGCATCACACAATCTTTCGAGTACTCTTGCAATAGTTCTGCCGCGTTGGGTGCGTCGAGGATTTCCGAGTAGCTGACTGGTTTTATTTCAAGCATTTGCGCTCCGTAACCCGTATGAGAGCGGGCTGTAGTCTGTTTCGTTTCGCGCCGCCAGAAATTGAGCGATCAGATCGTTCTTCTCGTTCGGCGGCTGGTAAACCGGCTGCTCCAGGCAGAGGTAGCGAACCGTATCCGCAAAATCCTTGTACCCCTCCTCTGGTTTGTCGGTTCCCGGCTTCCATTGGTAGTTGAACAAATCCTGAGTCGGACCCCTCTCACCTCGACAGCCTTCCTCTGAAAACATCAGCGCCGGTATCTCCTTGCTCTTCACGGCGCTGTAGTGCGGCTGAAGGTATTCTTTCACCCGCTTGTGACCCAGCGCAATATCGCCAGCCTCAGAGTGCGACAGCCGGATGCGCCCGATTCCCGCCTTGTCGAGTTCATCTTCCCACGAGGTATCGTTGAGTTGCGTTCGCGCACCGTACTTTGCGTCGAGAACTACGAACGCGGGTTCCACATAGTTGTGTTCCGCCCGCTTCACCTTGACCTGCCGCGCGATCTCTTCCACATTCCCATTCGCCAAAAGATACGCATAAACGTAGATTCTGTTCGCCGGTTTTCCGTTTATTGTAATGTCCTCTGGAGATACCGCAGCGAACAGCCAGCGTGTCGGGCGGGCGTCGTGCGGGTCCACAGCCTCAATCCGCATCCAATCGGCGGGTATTTTGAAGTCCTTGTAGAGGTGTACAGCCCGGTCGAGCGTCTTGTACACCAGCCCACTCAGATGGCCTTCCTTGCCGCCAATGTGCGCGTCGTACTCCTCTGGATCGGTGAACAGCTTGGCATACTCTTCGATGCCTGCCCTTGGAATGAACCCCATAATGAGACCGCACTTGGGGCAGTTGTTTATAGGGCGCTCCTCATGCGGGTCGGCCATATTCACTGGATCGTTTTCCGGAATATACTCGTCGCACTGTCGGCAATAATCCTGACAGTTGTCCCAGGTCGTTCCTGTAAAGATCGCGATCTCTGGGTCTTCGCCGCCGCCGTTGAACGCCTTCACAGAGAACATATCGTAGAAGTAGGGCGCTCCGTAGAGCGGAGTCATAGCGAACCATGAAGGGGCGTTTGTCGTGACCTTGCCGCGCTCTGCCGCAATCAGTACGTCTTGCGGAGGCGGTTCATCCCAGCCGTAGTGGTCATAGTCGATTCCAAGGAACGAGTCCGCCAACTGGTTGTATGAACGAACGTGGAGGGTGGATCCGCAAGCGCGTCCCACGTAGTCGTACTTCAATGTGACCGACTTCAATGCTCCAGTCGTGTCCCGCTTCCAGTCTGGAGCGCAATGCGCCGGGATGAGCATGGCAAGCTCAGGCTCTATCTTGGCCGACACAGACTGCGCCATCGTCTGACATCCCATAAATCCCTGGTTTGGAATGCGAATCGAAATCTTGTAGTCAGGGTCATCCGGCCTAAGCCACGGCCTGAATCCCATCCCGTGAGCGATTGATTCGCAAACAGAAATTCTCGTTTTACCAGTTTTTTCGCCGGGCTTGAGAATCCGGCGGCGGGGAGTGCGACCGTACTTGTTCTTGATCCTGATGAAGGGGTCTTGAATCCTATTCAGTCTCAGCATTCCAAGGCGCATCAACTGGTTCGCGGTTGAGACTATCTTTGATGGCTCGATCTTTCCATCGGCGCCGACAAGTCGCGTCAGCACGTCCGGCTGTTCGCGCTTCGCCATTACTCCTCCGGCGTGTATTGAATGTAAACCACATCAGCGGCAGTGCCAATTGCGTACCACTGATTCAGGTTGATCGCGCCGCTGGTGAACGGTCCAATCGTCGTAGGGTCAGTGGTGGGGGAAGCAACCCTCACGGGAATGCCGTTTGAGGCTGATACGGAAGAGGAATCGCCAACGTAAGAAGCTGCCGCCCCTTGCCAGACCTTCAACTGCATTGCCCTCAGCGGAGCCGCAGTAAATCGCGTAGCGCCCGCCCCTAACGTCACAGTCAACAATGCCATAAATCACCTCACTGAAAAGTCTACCACCCCGGTGGGGGTGTCTAGGAATCAGACTCGCCCCGCCGGGGTGGTAAGGGGTTAGGTGGTCTGCACGAACGCGATGCCGGTTGGCACCACAACAGGAGCCGACGGGGTGATGGTGGCGGAGAGCGAGGCCGGCGCGGTGGTGGTGTACGTGATCGCCAGTGGAGTGGCAGCATTCTCGACCCAGCCAGCGGGCAGAGGAACGGTGACGATCAGGCCTGTCGGATCCACGGTGGGCAGGACGGCGGGATCATTGGAGGTGACGGTGAAGGTTTCCGTGGTGAAGAGCGCTCCGACAGGCGACAGCGTGCCGGTGTAAACGAGAGTGTTTCCGCCAGTGGTAGGCAGCATGGTGATCTCCTTGAAACTGATACTGGTTACGAACGGTTTGAATTCCAGAAGGCTCAAAATCTTTTCAACATCGCGTTCGATGCGCCGAAGACTCCGATCTTCATACTCATCTTTACCACATCGAGGGCATTTAGACATGAGCTTATTTAACCTCACTGAAAGTGTAGCACTTAGACCGAATCACTGGCTTCTTGCGTCTGAGGCACAGGAGCGTAGCTCGCCACCCTTCGCAACTCAAGCAACCGCTCAGGCAACTCCTGCCACTTCATCTGGCAATGTACGACCAGCCCGCACAGACGCTTCGCCTCGTCGTGGCACTCAGCCGCGCTCAAACTTGCGTACCGCCTCTCGTAGACTGTCACTTCACCCTGCTTTCCTCTCCACGGTGATTGAAATGTTCAGCGGCAATATCTTGCATAGACCATCTGCGATTCCGCGAAGACGGGTTCTGGCAAACAGAACTTCGGAAGCAACTTGAGGAGCTTCCGGCTCCGGGGCAAGGTACATCCGGCGCTGCCATTCTATCGCCACAGCTCGAACAGAGTCGCAGTAATCAGGTCTTCGGCTACCACTTTCGTCCTCGAAGATTTCACATAGGTGAATCGCCTGTTCATGGGTCGGAATTATTGGGTTCTCGGCCTGCCAGCGGATGAAGGCATGGACCGCTACCGCAACAACCTGTTTCCAATCAGTATCTTTTAGGGTCGAACCTGCCGCTTCAATAGCCGCCTCTAACCCCGCTTTCGGTACTACGTACTTCTTGTCGCTCATTCCTTACACCCCTCACCCGTCAACTTATTAAACCTATCGACGAACATCTCTGCGACCTGATTCGGCCTGAATCCCATCGAGGCGGCTGTTAAAAAAATTAATATTGCCTCTCTCGGCGTCACTTTGATCTTACGCGCCGTGTCGATCACTATCCTGAGATCAGCAATTTTTTGCGGATAAAGATTTCCCATCACACCCCCTCTGGTGCATCCCGTTCAGCCCGCCACAGGACGGGCAGCTTGTTGGTCTACCCACTCGGTTGCCTCTGCCAGGATTGCTACATACCTCCAGCAAATGCTTAGACTCCAACCGCTTCTCCGCGTCCGACAACGCCCGCCACACAAGATTCACCACCGTTGCGTTGCGACTCCACAAGCGATCCTGCATCTCCTGCTCTACTGCCGCAAGCCACTCGTTCGATACTCGTATGGAAATCACTGGCATGACTACCGAGACTCCAATTCTCGTATCCTAGCTATCAGAAGTTGAATATTCCTGGGGTTAACCCACGAGATATACCGGGATCGAGCTTCCGCCGTGGGAGAGTTGCCGCATATTGCCAGAATCGCATTAGAGCCTTCGACCGAAACAAACCACTTCGACGTGTCACCCTCCAAATTGAAGTGAGCCCGCGTCTTCTCCAGCGTCTCTTTGTGGTCAGCGAGGTGCGCTTCATCTGACTGCGCCTTGGTAAACGACCATTCCCACCCACTATTACGGGTTTCTTCGTGAAGAGCGTTGATTGCCTCTTCGATTCTGTCGCAAGCCTCAAGTGCTGTCATTGTGTTATCCATGACTACAAAGTATTACACTGCGACTGCGATGTCAAGCCCTTTTGCGGAAAATTTCATGGGCGGGATATGCGCGTATCGACCCACCCCGGCCTCATTTGGGGTCATAGGGGGTCTCTGAGGCTCTCTTTTCGCCTATCGCATTGATAATAAAAGCGATACGAATTCTATCCGACGTGCCAGCGTGCTGAACCACCCTCACCCGATGATGCGGTGCTCTCGTGCTGATGGGTAGACGAGGATTCGAACCGGCTTGCAAGCCTATAAGGAATCAATATCTTACCAGATGAAGAGGCCAAAGTACCCCCAAATGTACCCCCCCCACGATGCCGCTGCCCAGATGATCGCCGGATGCTTGGCTATCCATATAGGTGGCAACACCTGGACCTGGTGGCTATCCATATATATATGCCGATATCGTGGACGCTTGCCTCAAGTACCTGATAAATCGAAGGATAAGCGAAGAACAGACCTCGCTACGCTGGCCGGTCGCGCATATCGCGTGCCGCTTGCACCAGATCGAGCAGTACTGACACATTGATCTGAGTAGCCTGACCACGTATCGTGCGGGCTTTGTCCTCCCAGATGCCAGCAGCTACAGCAAGGTCACGAACGGCTGTTTTTGCGAGCTTAGCTGCAGTCACGGACATAAGCGCTTGGTGCTGTAAAGCATCGTAGATATTGGCTTTATCCTCTTGGAATTGTCTGAGGTCGTCCTCTGTCTGGTGTTTGCCGAGGAAGCGTTCGAGAACCCGATGTACATTGGACGGATTGCATCCTACAACTTTAGCTATCTGGCCTTCGCTCAGGTCTGGGTAATCTAGTTTTATTTTTCGGATACGCCGTGCTGCTCCTGTGTTGGCACTACTGACGCGGGGCTTGACGCTGGGCGCGTCTATGGTTTGCGTTATTGCCATGCGCTCAGTTTACCTCAATTGTGGCATCGAGTCGTACTTTGCGTGCGTCGATGAGTCGCTGCTGGTCCTGGTTGGCAATTTCTTTGCGCACCTGGCCGATCCTGTAATCGTTGATGATCTGGAGGCGCTGAGCTGTGCGAGCTGTTGAGGCGGGCGCGTGGTTACTTGTGCGGTGATCCATGAGCCAAGCCTAGGATTTTTTGCCAAAAAAGTCAAGTAGCATTTATTTTGCTTTGCAGTCTTTTATAGCTTGACAAGCTTTGCAGTCTTTGATACATTTACATCATGCACGCAGGGTACACGCCCTGAGAGACAGGACAAACAACCGGCAGCGGAGAGCTGCAAACGGCTTTGGAGGCCAGCACAATGTCCAACAAAAACACTTTTAGCGTAATCGTCCGCGATGCAAATTTTTGGAATCAATCCACCGGGATCTGCGCCGAGCTTGCCAATTGTGGCCATGCTCACCGCACAATTGAGGCCGCGCAGCATTGCATGGATAAACTCACTGCGTGGCACAATGGCAGCACATCCGCCCGCTGGTATCATGCCCGTGTTGAGGCTAGTGATGATCCTCGCCGCCTACGGATGCTCTGATGGTTCCTACGCGCCCATGGAATTCTGTAAGCATTGACAAGCAACGTGCAAGCATTTGATAGGAGATCGAAAGTGACTCAGACAGAGCGCAGAATCAAACGGCTGTGGCTTGCCGGTCGCACATCCCACCAGATCGCGGCTGAAATCGGCATGAACGAACGCATGGTACAGGGTATTCTTGACG